CCATCACTAAACCGGATTGGATAGGTTGCTCCCGAAAAAACATTAGCGGCTGAAAATGTCTGCGCCGCCGTCCACGTTATCGCAGTGCCGGGGAGGTTGGCGGAGGTGTAGACGGTGTTGCTGTTGACGCGCGCCAGACCTGCGGCGCTTACATCAAACATAAGCGTGCCGCCTGAATTTGATACGGAGAAAACATACGACGAGTTCGCGCCAAGATAGCCCCGAGGGGTGCCATTGTCGTTTAGCTGGATCAGGTACTGAGAATTAGTTGGAGACGCGCGGTTAAAAATGGTTGTCCCATCAAAAGAAAACGTCTGACCCGCCGTAAAAGTCTGAGTAGCAGACAAGGTGGCAACTTGCGCCCCCTCGATCGCCACAACCCCCGCAGACACGCGGGTTAGCGTCGTGTCACTCGCGTGGCCAAGATTGACCGCCGTGAACTGCGGGCTGTCGCCCGTGCCCAGTCCAAGGTTTGTCGCCGCACCCGCCGCCGTGCTGGATCCAGTCCCCCCGTCAGCGACCGCAAGGTCAGTGATCCCCGTTATAGAACCACCTGTGATTGACACGCTGCTAGACGCCTGGGTTGCGATCGTCCCTAGGCCCAGCGTTGTCCTTTGAGCCGTCGCGTCCGCATCGTCCACAAGCGCCCGGCCCGCCGCCGTAAAGTCCGCAAGCGCCGCCGTCGCTGATCCGGTAAAGTAGGGAACCTTGTTCGCCGCACTGGTCAAACCCGCCAAGGCCGCAAGCTCAGGGTCATAAGCCTGGACGTTTGTCCCGATTGCCAAGCCTAGATTAGTCCGCGCCGTTCCCGCATCGGAAGCCCCGGTTCCACCGTCAGCAACCGCTAAGTCAGTAATGCCGGTAATGGAGCCGCCCGTGATGGAAACGCTGTTCGCGGCCTGCGTCGCTATAGTGCCAAGCCCGAGCGTCGTTCGCGCCGTCGCCGCGTCCGTGTCGTCGACAAGCGAGCGACCAAAACTCGTTAGTGTCGTCGTCGTCGCCGTTCCAGATCCGGTGAAATAAGGCAACGCATCCGAAGCGCTCGTAACGCTTGCAAGGGCGGCAAGCTCAGGGTCATAGGCCTGGACGTTAGTTCCAATGGCCAAGCCCAGATTGGTTCGAGCCGTGGCCGCGTCAGAAGCGCCAGTCCCGCCATCTGCAACCGCAATATCAGTAATGCCGGTTATAGAGCCGCCCGTAATGGAAACATTGTTGGCGTATTGCGTGGCGATCGTGCCAAGGCCCAGAGTTGTCCTCTGCGCTGCGTTGTCCGCATCATCGACCAGCGCCCGGCCAGCGGCTGAGAAGTCAGCCATAGCCCACGTCCCCGCCCCGGTTGCATACGGAACCTTATTGGCCGCGCTCGTCAGCGCCGCAATCGCCGTCAGGTCCGCGTCAATAGGCTGGAAGCCCGTCAGATCCACCGCGGCCCATTCAACCGAGGTCTCGCCCGTGTTCACCCGCAGAAACTTCAAAGCGTTTCCACTCAAGGCTGGCAAATTGCCCGCCGCCGCCGCCAGAACCGCCGCGTTGAGCTGTTGCAACGTCACTGGGTGCAAATTGTTGGCTGCGTCCGCCGCGAGCGTGATTGCGCCCGTCATCGTCCCGCCCGTCAGCTTCAGGAATGTAGCGTCTACATACGCAAGCGAGGCGCCGTCGTCCCCAACATAAACGTCCGTTCCATTCGTAAAGATAATCCGGCTTTGAGACGCCGGAACACTCGCCGTCGCCCCGCCCGCGCTGAACGTCACCGCTGCAGAACACGCGTTGCGGACTAAATACCACTTTTCCACTCCGGGAATTGTAATTGTGAACCCACCCGCACCGCTTAACCAAAGTTGGCGCATGCGCGCCTGGTCGCTGGTGTAGTTCGTTGAGGTCAACGTGACGTTGCCGCTCACCGTGATCAACGCCACTCCGTCCATGGCCTCGTCAACCATGGTGAACACGTTCGAGTTGAGCGAGCTTCCCCAAGTGTTTGTTTTGTCCCCGGTTCCGATCAGTTCCAGCCGGTTGCGTGTTGTGGGCGTCGAAACCATTAGAGGGCGCTCCCTACTGTGACCGGATACCAATCCGAACCGTTAGACCAGACCAGCCCGGCAATCCCGCCGCCAATATCACTACAACTTGCAATGGAATTGCGCCAGCGGGCCGCGTCCGGGAGATCCGCCGCCGTTGCAAAAACCGCAAGACGTGAAGGGGCTTTTGGAAACTCCTGACGATCAAGGCTGGTTTCAATTGCAAGCCGGAAACGCTGAGCCCATAGCGGAGCCGTGGGGTCAATGGCGATCGTCATATAACCGCCCCTTGATTGTACGGCCTCAGGACATTGCGGTTCTGGAAACGGTCAAGCCGGTTGATCTGCTCGATCGTCGCCGCAACCTCAGCCGCCCAAAGCCCAACCCGCTCGTCATTGACGAAGTATTCCTCCGCCTGGATCAAGCTTGCTTTGAGGTAAAGGTCAGGGTGAGCCGTCAAAAGCCAATTTGTCGTGTTCAGGGCAGAAAGGGCCGGAATTTTTGCCCTGTACCGCAGACGCGCCGTCGCGTTCGTGGCCGGCCAGAAAATCAGGTTAGAGCCAACCTGAGAGTAAATCTCCGGAGCCGTCGTCACGGTTGGGGATTGCGCTTCAAGCGTGTCGATCGGCTGATATTCCAGAGCGGTGTAGGGCGTGCCCGTCAAGCGCATGGACCGCGCTGCCAGGTAATCGGCTGGCAAGGGCGACGAACCCGCCGAAATGGTTAGGGTCGTCGTCGTGTCCATTGCCAGGCAATCAACCTCTCGATTGAACCGGGCTTCCGCCAGCTTGATAAAATCAGGCGCTAGCGCCGCAACGTCGGTTCGATCGTGAAACCAGGACGTAATCGACGAAACCAATTCAGCGTAGGTCGATAGCGCCATAGCTCACACCCGCCAGTCAGCCGTTCTCAACTTGCGATAATCAATGTCATTCAGCTTCTGCCGCGCCTTATCAGCGTGCTCAGGGTTGAGATAGTCCCACCCCTCCTCGTTCTTCCACTTTTCAATGAGCGCAAACGGAACACTTGCCGCCCGCCGCATGAACTTGTCCTTATCCGTGGACCAGCCGTTATTCTCGCGCGCCATCCGCCCATTATGGTCAAGGATTGGCTCAACATCCGCATAAAGCGCAAAGTCCCTAGTCCCGTCAGGGTTATAGCGCACAAACCATTGACTACCGCCCGCTGTAACGAGCAACGGGCGGAAGCCAGACGGGATGGATTGAGCCTCAGGCCGCTTCATCAATTTCCACAAACCCTTTTGCTTCAAGCGCCTCAGCAACAGGACGCTCAAAAACTGCCGTTTCCTTCCAGGCGAAATAGAGATCACCCTTACCGGGGATATGGATACCCCGAGAAATGCGATTGTGTCCAAGTTTGGTAATGCGAACGGTCACGTCAGCCGGCTTCTCCGCTGCCCGTATAGCTTCCTGAGCATTGACCACCGCCATGGCCTGAGCCTTTGCCACCCGGTGCCGCGCTATGTGTTCGCGGATCGCATCATTCCCGCGCCGCTTGTCGATCGCCAAGCCTAAGCTTGCGGCTTCCTGCAACAGGGCCGCGCGTTCCGTCTCTTCTACAGTAGGAATTTCATTCGACATGAGTTGTTCCCAAAAGATTGGCGGGGCCACCATAGCCCCGCCGTTAGTCCATCAAGGTTAGGTCAGATCGCGAATAACCGCGCCCATTTTCTCGTTGCGAGCAATCAGCGACTTCTCAGCGATCATCATGAACCGCTCATTGTCGCCGTTCTTCGCAAGCGTCTCGGTCATCACGCCGCGATAAGTTCCCACCGCCCAGCCTGCCGGGTCAATGAGAAGCACGTCACGGGAAAGACCGTAAGGATGCGGGATAAACGAGATTGGCCCAAAGTCTGAAATGTAGGTATCAGCCGCGCCGTAAATCGTCGCCTGACCCGAGCCCTTCACTTCGGAACGGATATCGGCAATGCCGGTAAACGCCGAGGCGAGCTGCTTATGTGTGCCGCTCATATAAGCCTGGCTGTACTTGGCGCCATTCGTGAAGCCCGTGACCAGAACACCCTTGAGAAGGGTTTCCGTGAAGGTGCGCTGCGTACCGTTAGTGGCGGCAGAGACAACGCCCGCCGAAGCCCAGCCGCCCGAAGAGCCGCCAGAACCAAGGCTGTCATTGGTCGCGACCCATGCCAGAGCGCCGGCAGTCTTACGCGTGACAGACGCGGGGGTTTCCGCGACCGAGGCATAGTTGCCGATCATACGGGCTTCCATGTCGCGGCGAAGTTCAATGCCGCGGATCATCTTCTGATAATCCATCTCATCGGCCCGGCCCGCACGGTCGGAAGATTGAACGGTTCCCGAGACCGAGCCGTCTTTGCGGAAGATCTGAGCAAACACGCTCACCCGGCTGGGCTGCGTCGGGCTGGTATGCGTTCCGATTTCGTCGCCTTCGTACTGAGCATTATTCGCATCCGGCGCGGCGAGGGACTGAAGCTGCCATTCGTGGAGAACGGACTTGACCTTCGTCTTGCCAATGTTGCTTGTGAAAGGGGTTTCCTCAGGGGCAACCCGATAGATGGTATCTTCAAGATCCTCACGCTCGCCAATGACTGAGGAGCGAACAAGAGTTCCAGCATTAACCGCCATGGTTTCACTTCCTTCTAAGCCGCTTCATCTCAAGAAACTCTTCCTGAGTAAGAGATGATTTCGCGGACAATTGTTTAAACCGTTGATCGTTCGATGATATGCGTTGACCCTGACCGCCCGGACTAGCTTGCGGCCCCGCCTTTGGTTTGGGCGCTGCCTGTTGCGCCGCTTTGCCGAGAGCTAAGCCCTTCCGGTAAAGCATTGCATCGCGTGCAATCGCCATGTCGCGCGCGGAAATCCAGCGGATCGTATCCGGCTCGTAACCTTGTTCTGACAGGAATGTCAGAAGGTCTGAGCGGAGTTTCGCTCCGGTTTCTCCCGTATCAGCAAGATCGGGGGCAATCTCTTTCAGCAATTCCGTTTGAGCCGCAACGTGCTGACTAAGCAGTGTTGCCTGAGCCTCAATTCGGACGTTCTCCGCCTTTTGGTATTGCTCAACCTCTTCGCGGTATATTGCTTGCTGCTCAAGAAATGCGCCGGGGTCTGTCCGCGCCATGATTTTGGCGTCCTCGGACTTAAACCATTGATCCCATTGACCAAGACGCGCTTCCCGTTCCGGGATAACGTCCTGCTCTAAGCCTTGCACCAGGTTTTGAAGCTGCGCTTGCTTGGCTTCAAAAGCCTTCCGTGTTTCGGCGGCTTGCTGTTGCGCTCTACTTACTGCGGCGTTTCGCTGTTGCTCGTACCGGACAACCTCTTTTTGAGCCTCCGGCGACAACTTGGCGAATGCCTCTTTGCCGTCCCTGTCCCAGAAGTGCGGGGGCTCGATTGCCGGCTGGGCCGGTTCGGCTGGGTCCGCCTCATCGTTTTGAGCGTTGTCCGTTTCCGGCTCGCTCGCTTCGCTCTCAGACGCCTGGGGAGCGTCCTCGATCTCTGTTGGCTCGGGGGCTTCCGCCGCCTCCACCGCCTCACCTTCGGGCGCTTGGGAGGCGCGTTGGTCGCGCCGGAGCTGAATAGCCTGTTCGATCGTCAGGGGCGCTTGATCGGCAACCGCCGACTGCGTTTGTTCCGTCATGGTTTACTGCCTCGGAAAAAGGGCGTCAATTCGCCCGTCATCAATCATCTTGCCTAATTCCCACACTATTTTCTGGAGTTCTCGCAACGCAAGCACATGCTCCCAGGTCTCGTCAGCGCTTGCCGCGTTCACGATCGCCCGAAGATGATTGTTCTCAATCTGCTCAACCGCTGCGCGTACCGCGTGCAAATTGCTTTCGGCAATCCGGCCTAGCTCAATCTTACCGATCATTGGTCAAGCCTCCCGCCAGGCTGAAACCCGCCGACCTTGGCTTCCGTATTCATCCGGCCCATTTGCGCCTCAAGCGCCATCTTTTCCCGCGCCAGTTGCATTTCCTGAGCCATCTTTTCCCGCGCAAGCTGGCCTTCCAGCTCAGCCTTTTGGCGTGCCTGCTCAAGCTCCGCTTGTAGCTTCATTTGCTGCATTTGCATGTCCGCTTGCATCTTGGCTTGCGCCAGCGCGTTGTCCGCCTCGAACTTGGCCTTAGCCCCGTCCATGTCGGCCTGCATCTTGACCTGATCCGGGTTCGGCCCCTGCGGCTCGCCTTGCTGCGGTTGGGCTTGAGCGGGGTTTGTAAAGAAGAGATCTGCCGACTTAAACCCGGAGCGTTCTGCGAAGCGCTTGAGAAGATTATAAATGTTGTCCGCAGAAACCAGACCGCCCGGCCCGCCCTGAATCTGGATAATCTGCTTCTGAAACTCCAAGAGAAGCCGCATATTTGCTAGCTCTGCTTCCTTGCCGCCCGAGCCAACCCCGACCTCAATTTGCATATCGGCCCGCGAACCAAAGTTAGACGGGTCAATGTCCACCCACTCGCCGGAAAGACGCACCTTCTCTGCATGCGTTGAATGCGTCCGCGCAAGGCTATGAAGGTTCAGGAAGAAATCCTTAACCAGCGTTTCAGCAAAGACCCTGGCAATCATGCGAATCCGCTTTTGCGCCATGGTCATCAGCGCCTGAGCGCCGCGCGCCGTATCGTGCAACGTGTCCGGGTTAAGCCCTTGCGCGTTCCGGACGACGCCCGAGCGGGCCTCACCCATGATCGAGGCATATTCCAAAGCCTCCTGGACATTAAACGAAAGCGCCCCGGACGATATGGCGCGCACCGCTTGCCCTGTTCTCGACCGGATTGGGTGACCTGGCTCGTTCCTCAATATGTCGTCGATCGTCGTCATTGAGGAGCCGTCTTCCGACACTTCAAGGCGCTGGTTCATGGCAAAATAGCCGCTATCCAGCATCAGCCGCAGAAGAGCGGTCTTAATCCGCTGAATTTCAACCAGCTTCTCAGCCAGGCTCATCCCATAGAAGCGGTGCGCCTGAATAAAGGGCGTTCCCGCCGCAAGGCCAATGCGCTCAACAGGACGTTTATCAAGAATAATTCGGCAATCCGCGTCCGTCTGGATGCGGTAAAGCTGGCGCTTGCCCGAGCTGTCAAAGTCCGTGCGGAGCCAATGCTTATGCACCTCAACCTGACGCATGCGCTTGTTCTGGCCGCCGCCAACCGCATCGTTCTCCGCTGCGAGATCGCGCGCAAGTTCAATGTTTTCCTCGCCGCGGTTGTAATGGTCCGGAAGCCGGTCAACCAGGTCAGGGTCAAAGCCCTGCTCAATCAGGTCTTGAGCCCGCGGGAATGAACGGACCACGCAATATGTCGCTTCCTGAATGTTGACCGTGTCCGCTGCGACCGAGAGGTTCATCGGGTCGACGTTCGCCGCCCGGACGCATCCCATGTTGCGCGTCTGCGAGACGGTCACATTGAACAATGGCATGCCGTCAATGCTTGGCGGTAATTCCTCAATCTCTGTGGGGGTAACCCCTGACATTGCAAGCATCTGCAATTGCGCCGCCGTGACCCCTTCGTATCGCGTCTCGTTTGTCTCTTCCTTGTCTTCCCACCAGGTTTCAATGAGGCCCGTGTCTGTCAGCAAGGCGTCTTTGAAAGCCGTGTAAAGCAAGCGCCAGCCGGGCAGTTTCCGGAACGCAAGGTAATTGACGTATTCAGTCTCCTGCTTGGCCCCTTCCTCGTCTTCCTGGCCGGACGCTATGAAGGTCGCAACGTCCTCGCCGCCAGTAAAGATTTCCATGAGATCCGGCATAACCGTCTCAATCGCGTCGGCAATCTCGCTTGACGTTGCCTGTGAGCGATTTTGCAGGTTGGGCAAGTCCCACATGTCGCCCTTATAATACTTGAGCGCCGTTTCCCGCTTGTCGACCAGCTCCGAAGAGTTCTCAAACCCAACGGAATTAGCCTTTTCAGCGTGCAGGATCGACAAAAGCTCTTGGTCGGACAACATGCTAAACGGCTCCAAACCGGGGTATAGTTAATTCCCTTATCACCTTTCGGGGCTCTTCGTAAGATATCGCCATGAGGCCGAAGGCGTCCGCACCGTGCGACGACCAGTCATGATCGGGCCCCAAGCCCACTCCCCGTTTTTCGTCCCTCTTCTCATGATACCAGCCAAGCGCCGCCCGCAGCGCTTCGGTTTTGTCCTTATTAAAAAACATACGCGAAAACAAGCGCCGCGCCGTTGAAATACGCTGCATAACAATTCCAGGCGGCGAATGCACCCGTTTTGTCTCAAACTTCGCCGCTCGTAGTTGGGCCTCAAAGTCTATGCCGGTCGGATTGTCAGCGTGCGTCTGCGCCGCGTCGTGCGGAACTACACAAAAGGCCCGCTCCCAACCGCGTAACCGCAATTCTTCAAGGTAATAGCCCAGCACCTGGCCGACGCCCTCAATATAATCCAGAATGTTAATCTTCTGCCCTACAAACTGAGCAATGACGATTGCCATGGCGTCGGCTTTCTTTCCAGGTCCGCCAATGTCCCAGAACGCCCAGATGCGCAAATTCGGGTCAACCGGCACAAAATCTATGCGCCCCTCCGCGTCGGCCTCCCGCAAGGCTGAGGCGTAATAAGCGCCTGAAAGAATTGTGATATAATCCCCCTCCCATACGTGGGGATATGCGTCCGGATCGTTTTCTAAATCCCGAACCCGCTCAGCTTCCAGCACCTCAGGAAACCACGGGTTATCCCGCCAGTTGGCTTTGACGCTGACTATGTCTTTGTCGGCCCGCGCCTGAGCGTCCTTGAAGAACTTGTCCACCGGATCGCTTGCCAGCCGGGGGTTCCAGCTTGCCCAGATTTCAGAGCGATCTTTCCGGATCGTCGGGCGTAGCATCCGCCAGCTTCGATCGGAAAGCGTCTGCGCCTCCTCAATCCAAGCGACGTCAATGCCTTCCAGAGACTTGATCGTCTCCGCCGTATGGTCCTGCATCCCCTGAAACAGAATCACGCCGCCGCCTGGCGTCCCGATCTCCGTCTTCAGCGGGTTAAACAGACTGCCGACCTGTAGCGCCTGCATCTTGTCCTCAATCAGGCGCTTCGCGCTTTCGGCAAGAGACTTCTGAACTTCCCGAATGCACACCACGCGCAAACCGGGACGCGCAATCGCCGTCTCTACAATGCCCTCAGCAAAGAAATGGGATTTCCCTGAGCCGCGTCCACCTGCCGCGCCTTTGTAGCGCCGAGGTTGCAAAAGTGGCTCAAAAACCCGTGCGGTTTCAATGGCGAGGGTCGACAATGCGCCGCTCGATTTGCTGGATCACAACCGGCGCTGTGGGATCGCCTTTGATTGTCAGCGGAAGCACTTTGCCAAGCAAGCCCATGAAAGCCGTGGGGTTATTAAGCGCCTGGTCTTTGAGGTATCCGATTAAACCCTCTTTGCCGCCGGCTTCATCCGCCGCGCGCAAAATAGCTTCTTTCAGGCTCTGGGTTGTTTTGTTCCCCACGCCCTTAGGGCGTCCGGGGCTGCGGGGCGGAACGGGCTTGGGTCGCACCGGCACAAGAGGAGGTAGAATGTCCATGGTGTTATTGCGGTCCTCCCGCCTGAGCGGGAGGTTATCGCCCTTTCAAGTTGTTAAGCAGGTCTCCACCAGCAAGTAACACTTCCCTTCAGAAGCGCACCCGTGTCGCCAGATGCGGCCCAACCGTCCGCAACGTTAAGGTAAATGTTATGGCTGTCCGCAACATCAATATGCTGAGACGTGACAACAATTTTATTCGTCGCCGTGCCGTTACAGTCTGCCGCCGTCTGACCGGTAAGCAGGTTCTCAAAGGTTGCCGTGCCGCCAAGCACCGCAACCGCGCCCGAGGCTATGACCAGGCCAACGCCCACGTCCGGCGTGTCGGCGGTTATGTTGCCCTGAGTTTGCTTGATCGAAACGTCCATGTGCGTTCCAAACACATTGATTGCACCCGCCGGCAGGGTTGCAATCAGCTTACCAACCGCAAGGTTCGCGCCGCCAGCAATGGCCGGAAGCGTCGTGTCGATGGAAATCACCGTCTTATAACCTTCCGGCGTGCCGGTCGTGTAGGTGGTGCAATAGGACGGGCAACCGATGCCGGATTGCGCGTCCCGCGGCATAACATTTTGACGAGCCATGTTGTTAAACTCCTAAGCCTGCGATCAGGTCACGGTTGCGCTAAAGGGGGTCGCCTCGGTTCCGCTCGTCGTCGTGATACCGTGCACCCACCACTTGTCTGCGGCAAAGTCCACCAGCTCCACAAAGTCGCCAACCGCCTGCCCGCCCGTCGTCGTGCCGTTAAGCGTAATCGTGTCGCTGTCGATCGCGGTCGGCCAAGGCTGCGCCAGATCCGGCGTGTCGCCCGTGCTGTTTGTGATAATGTTGCCATACATCACATCATTGCCCGTCACCTTGATCAGGTGGTTTGAGGTATTGACCGCGCCGACCAAGAAGAGGAACCGCGCGCCCGAGCCCGTTGCGGCAGGGAGCGTTTGGGTAAACGCCGAGCCCGTGCCGTTCAGCACGCAAACCCGGTCGCCATGCGTTGCCGCCGTGATCGAGGTTGAGCCTGTCAGGGACACAATGCGCGCCGCAACCGCTGTATTCCGCAAGCCGATTTCAAATTCGGCGAGCGTCATCTTCTTTGAGCCGGACGTACCGGCTGACACGTCCACGACAGGGACCAGGTCGGTCGTTGTCGCGTCTGCGCCGACCAAAGCGGTCAACGCGCTGATTTTCGTTCCCATTAGGCTGCTAACTCCGTGTTCAAGTAATCACCGTTTTCCAGAATCACATCTTCCGGATCGGCTGTTTCAAGCTCGATCGAGAAGGCGCCGAGCGTGCTCGACACTTCGTCCGCGATGATGTCGCCTAACACGTAGGCCGTTACATCCCCGCTGTCTTTCGTCCCAAGGTTCAACCGGAACCGGCTGGGCGCGGTGAAATCTGTCGCCAGTGACTTGTGCGTTGACCCTGCCGCCGTGACTGCGCTGCCGAGAGTTGTCCAAGTTCCGGCTAAATCCCTTTCAATTGTAAGGGAGTTTGTTCCAGACATGGATAACACCAGGTCAAAATCATCAAGCGCGAAGAAGGGCTGAGACGTTCCTGTTGCGGTGAAAACGACTTTCAGCATGGATCACCTTTTGCGTTGCGCGCGATGATTAACGCGCGCGGTCTGTCGTGTCTAGGTCAATAGACGTCCACGGACGAAGGGCAGAACTTGTCAAGCACCATCCAGAACCTTTGTCCGTTTGCCATATATTCGCAATTCCAGGCCATGCGACCGGTCACGGTCTGCACCATTTCATGCCGCCCGGTCCACGCCGCCCTTACCGCTGCTTCCGCCGCGCCCACTGTTGCACCGCCGATTAGCAACGCGGCCAGGATCTTCTTCATTTGCTTTTAGTCCCTTTGCAGTTCCACCGATCGCGCGACAGGCGAAGGGGGGAGTTGGGGTTCGCTGCGGCTTTGGGGAAGTCACGCATCTGGCCGGCGGAGCGGGCGCAGTAAGCATCGCCCTTACTGGTGCCGGGCTTGACTCGCGGGCCGCCGTCTTTGGCCGGTCCGGCCTGCCCGTAAGAGACTTTTTTCCCGCTCGCCGTGACCTTAACGCGGGCTTTACCTTCTGCGGGGGTTGTTTTGTTTGCCATTCTTATTTCCCCTTTTTGTTTGGGGGTTTAGCCGTTTTTGCGCTCTCGCGGAATGCGGCTGCGGTTGGCGCACCCTTTGCGCCCGGCTTTCTCATCGTCTCGCCCGATCCGGCGGCGATGCGCGCCCGCTTGGCGTTGATGTTGTGATACAGGCCCGGCGGCTTCGCCATCGTCAATCCTCCAGCGGGATTTCCCAAGGACGCGGGATTTGCAGCTC